GTAATAGGGGGTGTACTCATTTTTTATTTTTTCCCCCAATGGGGTGGTGGAAATGACGTAATTATTTCTATGGAAATTTATTTTATTTTTCTCAAAAATGTGTTGACATTAGGTTAAATATTTAGTATAATTATAAGTGTCAAGGGGGTTACACTTGACTAGTAAAATACAAATTTATAGTGGAGGTAGACTTCACTTACTGGTAACAATATCTTGTACAAAATAATTAATAAAATGGAGGAATTTAAAATGGCTAAATTTTTAAACAAATTAAAAGAGGAACAACAAGGGTGTGAATTATTTGAAGGCAGAGAAGCACTAAAAATTAATGCCTTATTAGGTAAGGAATTAACACTTAGCAACATTGATGTAGTTAAGAATATCACTGATAAATTCACAGGAGAATTAAAATCTGTTATATTATTAGGATTTGAAGAATATCCAAAAAATTTCGTTTATGCTAATTCACCAATAACAAACTTTTTCTTAGGTGTAGCTGATGGTGATTTCAAAGGAATGAAAGAAGAAATCAAGGATAATCATATTACTGTAGAAGTTGAACAACTTCATAACAAGAAATATAATAATGATTATTTTTGGTTAAAAGTTCTATAATTAAGGAGGAATTAAGAAATGGTTAATGAAATTTTATTATCTTTATTAGATGAAGAAAGAACAGTAAACAGAAAGGTTGCTTTACTTGCTAATGACGGAGTGAGAGAATACTCAAAAACAAATCCAATGGATATGGAGTATATGCCTAAGGTAGAACAAAAATTAAACTTTTTAGGTGTTAAGTATCAAAAGATGGAAACGCCTAAGAGATATATAATACAACTTTTAGAAGTTGAAAAAGAAGAAAAAGAAGAAAAAGAAGAAATAACTGAATAATATTAAGGAGGTTAAAACCTCCTTTTTATTTAATTAATATGTGAACAAACTGTAAACAAAATTAACAAGTTATTAATAATTAAAGGAGGTGATAAATTGATTAAAGTTGATTATCACCTAAATATGGAGGTTTCACATGGTGATTCAGGTTGTTTATATTTTGGTAGTAATCCTTATGTTTTTGAAGGTGGGGAAGAAATAACATTTGATGTATTTATAGGTGATGATGTTATATTCTCAAAGAAGTCAAGTATTGTAGATAGGGGATTATTATTTTTAGAATTAACAAAACCTGAAATTGAAAGTATTCCTATAGGTGATTTTAGTTATAGGGTGTTCGCTAAGTATGATAATGGTTCATTAAGTGAATATGTTATTAACTCAAAAGAATTTAAAGTTAAGGAGGGATAATTTTGGGATTCCTTAAACCATTTATAGGTGTTGCTGGTCCTAGAGGTCAAAAAGGTGACAAGGGAGAAAAAGGCGACATTGGGAAAAGAGGTCCAATAGGTCCAATAGGTCCAAGAGGTCCAGCGGGTCCACAAGGTCCAGCGGGTCCAGCGGGTCAAAATGGAGTTATTGAAAATTTAAGTTTTGAAATTGGAGAAGATGGTCACTTGTATGTTACGGGTGCTAATAAAGGAGGAGAATAAAATGGCTGTAAAACAAGGTGGAAAAATTGATTTAGGAAGTGTTGTGGGTCCTCAAGGTCCTAGAGGTGAAGCGGGTCCAGCGGGTCCAGCGGGTCCAGCGGGTGCTAAAGGAGATAAGGGAGATACGCCAAAATTTAGATTTACTGTTGAAGGTGGTCATTTATATATGGAGGAATTAACTGAATAATGGCTAAACATGATTTAGGCAATGTTCAAGGTCCAGCGGGTCCGATAGGTCCAATTGGTCCAATGGGTCCAGCGGGTCCTAGCGGTTTAACTGATATTAACACTGATAGAGAGGGTTTATTAGGCTCTATTGTGTTAGGTGAAAAAATATTAATCCAGTGGGGTTATTATGCTATTACTAAAGGTGACGCATGGGAACGAATTAATATAAATAGACCATATAAAAACGGTAATTATAATGTACAAATATCTCCTTATTGGCGTGAGGATTACCACGATATTTATTTAGGTGTAATTGAAACAGATGGTTTTAATGTGGCTTGTGTTGGTCAACCTAAAAATGAAATGGGTGTCTATTGGTTTACAATAGGCGAAATATAAGATAAGGGGGCATTGTCCCCCTTTGTTTAATGGAGGTAAAAAATGAAAGATATATTAAATAAAATTGGTAAATGTAATGTTTCTTGTGATTCTATTCGTTCTATATATCAATGGGATGGTTTAACATGGCAAGAATTAATCTGCAAAGTATTTGAAGGTGTTAATAACTGTATAGAAACCGTTAATAAATACACTGGAATAATAGAAGAAGTTTTAAAATGGATAGCTAGTGAGGGTTTAGAAGAAGAAGTTAGAAAAGGCTTAGATAGAATAATTGAAGATGGCACATTATCCGAAATTATTAATGGAGAAATTTTCGGTAATATTCAAGATAAGTTAAGAGAATTAGAAGGTTTAATCAATGAAAATAAAGAAGAAATAAAGGAAGTAAAATCTGAAATAGAAACATTAAAAAATGAAATATTAGAGGAAGTTAAAAAAGCTTTAAAAAACATTACTGAAAGAGTAGAAAAATTAGAAAACAAGCCCCAAACTACTCAATTTTTCATATTAAAAAACGCTGTAGATTATGGAGATTCAAGTATTATAAAAGCGGATGATGGTTCTTTTTCCATGATAGATTGTATGTGGGAAACAAACTGGGGGGCATTAGTGGAGCAATTAGAAAAGATTGGTGTTAAGAAATTAAAGTATTTATTTATCACTCATTTCCATAGTGACCACATAGGAAACGCCCCAGCGGTTATTAATAAATATAAACCTGATTATATTGTTTATAAATCAGGAATTGATTTTGATAGGTTACCCGCTGTTGAAAAAGAATGGGACACAAAAGGTTATTTTGAAAGAATGATACAAGCTTGTAAAGATAATGGAGTTCATGAAATAATAGCTGACGACCAAGAAATAAAAATCGGAATAAATGACAGTGTTCAATTATTTGGTTCTCACTTTTATGATTATAGTAATTTAAATGCAATGAGTGTAAACTATATGCTTAAATCTAAAGGAATTAAAGCGGTATTTCCAGGGGACAGTGCAAAAAGCACTGAATTAGCAATTAAGGATAAAGTAGGTAAAGTTGATTTTCTTAAATTATCTCACCACGGAGCGGATGGAGGTAATTCAGATGATTGGTTTAGTGTTTTACAGCCTGAATTTTGTATGATTAATAGGGTTGAACTTTATAAAATAGATATAGTTAAAAGTTTTGCTTTAAAAGCTATTAAATTCGGTGGTAAAGTTTATACTAACGATAATAATGATTTTTGTTCTTTTAATATTGATGATGGTTGTATTTACCCTACTTGTAAAGAATATCCATTCCCTTTACAGTTTTTAGATTACTGGGATGGGACTTATAAAATGACAGATACAACTGGAAAAATAGCGACAAAGGGAATTTACCCATACAAAACAGATTATTATTTTGTTAAAGATAATGGATTTATTGCTCAAGGTCAATGGGTAAATTATCACGGTGTTGATTACTACGCAGATTCATCAGGAAGATTGGTAAGAAATGTTTTCATAGAGGGTACTGATAATGGTCACCCAGTTTGGTATTGGATTAATGAAAAATGCGAAATGGTTCTTGATTGGACATTTGTAAATTATAAAAATAATCTTTACATTATTAAAAATAATGGGATGATGTGTGATGATATGATAGTGGAATATCAAGGCGACCATTACAAGGCTACTAAGGGAGGTCCATTATTATTAAATGATTGGTTTCAAGATGGTTCTGATTGGTATTATTTCAGATTTGATGGTCGAATGATTAAGAATAAAACATTAGTTATAAATGGGAAATGGTACACATTTGGTTCAGATGGGAAGTGTTCTAATCCTGATGGTGAACCAATAAGTTAAATTTGTTTCACGTGAAACATTAATATTATGTTTCACGTGAAACATTAAAAGAAAGGAGTAATTATGTATTTTGAATTAAAACCATATTTGGAAAAATACCCTAATAAATTTTATTACGCTTTTTTAGGTGGTAGAGGAACGGGAAAAAGTTTTGATATAAAGGATAATATATTTAATGATTTTATGGAAAAAGGAGAGCAGGCAATTGTATTAAGAAGGTATGTAAATCAGCTTGACGACATAAAAGAGAATTACATGGATGATGTTATTTTAGAAAAATATCCTGATTTTATGAAGGATATTACTTATAAGCATGACGCTGTTTATTATCAGGACAAGCCTTTTATTTTCTTTATGGGATTAAATAGAAAAGGAGTAATGAAGGCGGGGGCTTTTCCTAAAGTTACTAAAATAGTTTATGAAGAATTTACCCCTCAAGCTGGTGAAAAATATCTATCAAAGGAATATCAAAGATTGGAAACATTGGCAATCACTGTCGATAGATTTCAAGATAGAGTAACCTGTTTTCTTTTAGGTAATACAACTACTACCTATAACCCAGTTTTTCAGGCTATGAAATGTTATCCACCACTTGATTTTTCTGTAAAAGAAAATAATGAAATAATGATTGCTAGGTTTCCAACTAATGAAGAATTAGCTGAAAAACAAACTAATTCAAGGCTGGGGAGAGTAACAAAAAGGTCGGGAACATATTCATATAATATTCAAAATGAAAACTTGTCTAATGAAATGTTTAATGTAATACCTAAGAAAGAATTTTTTAAAATTCCTGAGGTTCAAAAGGATGTATTTAACCCAGTAATTACTTGTAAAATTGATGAAAATAAATATGTTAGATTATGGCAAGGAAATTCAAATATTTTATTTGTTGATATTACAAATAAAGCTTCAAATATTCAATGTTTTTATGATTTTGATTTCCAAAATAAAGATAATGTGCATATCAGCATGATTGACCACCCAGTGCTAGAGGTTTTCACTTTTTTATATAAACAAGGTAGGGTATTTTTTAGTAATATTGAAGCTAAAACTTTCGGGGTACAAATATTTACATTTAATGACCCTATTTAAAAGCATGATAATTTTATCATGCTTTTTTCTTTACTTAGTATTGACATTATGTTATAATTAATATAACGAATAAATGGAGGTTTTAAGTTATGAGTAATAGAAATACAAGGAAACAGTATTATAATAGAGTTTATCAAGAATATCAAGTTAATGGCTGGGATTTTGAGAAATTAGTTGGGAGATATAAACATGATACAATTATTAATAATCCTAATGCTTATGAGGTGTTTAAAAATAGAGTTATTAAAGACAGAAAGTTTAGAAAAGAAAGGGCAAAAATAGAAGAAGAATACAAACAAATTCAAGAAAAAAGTAAGAAACAAGGTTATGAAATAAGGCAAAAACAATATGAAGATATAGACAGAAAAAAGATGATAAATGCGGAGAAAAAAGGATTTATCAATAAAAATAATGTATTTTTAAATAAGAAACAAGTTAAACAATTAAAAAATATTTATACGGAACATAAAGATTTATACAAAGTTTTTAAGGAAAAATTAATTGAAGATTACGGATTTAATAAAGATGATTTGGCATTATTGGAGGGGGAAATTTTACAAAGTAATAAGGGCAATACATTTCAATTACCTATTAATATTAAGGGATTCGAAAACTTTGAAAACTTATTAAATAGTTTTACATTACAGGGTAACGTGGATAACCTAATTAAGATTTATAAAAAAGATGTTAAATCTTTAGAAGAAAATAGAATGACTATTAATGATAGAATAGAAGGAAAAGACTTTATAGATTTGTTTGAACAATTACATGAGGATAGAGTTATCACTGAGGGTGAATTAATTGATTTAAAAAATATGATTGCACATACAAGGTTTACCACAAAAGAAGCTATTAGAAATCATTTTGGGAAATTAACTAATCTAATAGAAAGTGACCCGCAAACGGGTGTTAAAATAAGGAATTATTATGCTACCTTAAAGAATTGGATAGTATTATTTGATAAGGCTGATTATACAGTAAGAAGATAGGAGATTTTTAAAATGTTAAATTATAGTTATTATCAGGAAAATGTGAATAGTCAATTTAATTATATAATATCTAAAGTTAAAGAAAAAAGACTTGAGGAAATAAGAGAAGATATTTCTGAAAATCAACAAATATTAAATAATATTAAAGCTAATATAGATAAATATATATTATTTGATGAAAAATTACCATATCCTGAAACACTAATAAAAACTAAAAAATCTTATTCCGCTGACTTAGAAACGACTACAAAAGTAAATGAAAATGGAGAAATATATACATTTGCTTATGCTTGTGGTTTTATGGAAGTTAATAAGAAAAATCAACTTATTCATAGTAATAATATTTCTGATTTTGTGGACAACCTAGAAAATTTACCAGCCTTAAATTCAGAAATGTATTTTCATAATTTAACGTTCGACTTAACATTTATCTTAATTGAATTAATTAAACGTGGTTATGAACCTATTATACCGCATTTTTTAGATATTGAAGAAATAAAAAATTGTAAAGTAACTGGTGATGGTACAGTAGATAAAGAATTATTTATAACTAAAGAAATGGATTATAAAAATAAAGATATAAAACCATATTCATTTGATTATATTTTCGCTAATGGCTCATTTTATGAATGTACTATTTATTTTGATGAAAGAAGAATTTTAAAGAACGGAAAACATGAAACTGTTACAAAAAAATTAGTATTAAAAGATAGTTTAAAATTAGTTCCTTCAACTTTACAACAATTAGCTGACGGTTATTGTGGTTTAAAATTATCTAAAGATGGTATTGACCATGATAAACAAAGACAAGAAGGAAAAGAACACATATTACACCATTCAGAAAAAATTTATTATTATGAAGATATATACGCATTAAAAGAATTTATTAGAATTATGATTAAGGAAGGCGTTAATATATCAGGTGAAAATATTAAATTTGATAGAATGACATCAGCTAGTTTTGCATTTAATCAATACAAAGAAAGTTTAAAAAAAGAATATGATAATTTTGTAAAATTAGGTGAATACCCTTCATGTGATGAATTTGTAGAAATATTTTCTGAGTTATCATTAAAGTATGCTGACAGAAAAAATGGACCATCTAAGGAAAAAATATTCAGGGCTGTTTTTCCAGTTTTATCAGCTCAACAAGACGGATTTATAAGAGAAAGTTATTTCGGTGGAATAACAATGAAAAATAAAAGGTTATTAGCTGAATTAGAAGAAATTAATTATAAGGAAAATATTAATAAACAAAATAGTAATTTAGGTATGTATGGGGTAACTTATGATGAAAATTCAATGTACCCTGATAAAATGAATAGGTCTTTATTACCTTATGGTAGACCCAAAAATTTTAATGGAAACTATGAGGATTTAGAAGATTCTATTAAATCAAAATATCCTTTATATATTCAGAAAATTAGAGTTAAATATTTTAACTTAAAACCTGATGGAATACCAATGCAACAATTAAGAAACTCAGTCGACTTTAACGGTAGAGAATTTATAGAAAGTAATTATTGTGAAAAATATGATAATTATGTTACTTATACATTAGTTTTAACTAACGTTCATTTAAAAGATTTTTTTAGAAATTATGAGGTTGACGGAATAGAATACTTAGGTGGTTTATGTTTTAAAGGTACTCATGGTTTATTTAAATCATTTATTGAAAAATGGTATAAAATTAAACAAGAAAATAAAGGTGTTGTTAAATTAGTATCAAAGTTAATATTAAATTCTTGTTATGGTAAATTTGCAAGTAATCCTGTTCGTTCTTTCAGATTTATTAACTTAAATGATGATATTTTAGATGTATCTAAATATGATTACGAGGGGGAGGAAATAAACTATTTTGAAAGTTCTATTTATACCGCTGTAGGTTCTTTTATAACTTCTTACGCTAGAGAAGATTTATTACAGATGTTACACAATAATTTTGATAGATGGTTATATGCGGACACTGATTCTTGCCATTTATTGGGATTTGATGATGCAAAAGGGGACAAGCTAGACATTAACAACACTGGTGAATTAGGATTATGGAAAAGAGAATGTTATTTCTCAGATTCTATCTTTTTAGGTGCTAAAAGATACGCTGAAAATGAAATTAAATCAAAAGAAAATTTAAAATTAAATAGTAAATGGGAAATAAAGTGTTGTGGGCTTCCAAAAAATATAATGTCAAAAATAGATATAAAATCATTTGGATTTATTGACCCCTCAATCAATGAGGATGAATTATTTACAAGTGATGATAAAGAAGATTACCATTACTATAAAGATAAAAATTGCACTGAGAAAGTAGTTGGTATATGGCAAAGTAGAAAGAAAAAAAGTGTTAAAGGTGGGATAATAATTAAATCGCAACCTTATAAATTAAATAGTGCTTTTTATTTAAGATAATTTTTAAAAAGTATTGACATTACCCCCAATTAATGATAACATATAGTTAGTTGAAAAATAGGGGATTAATTCCCCTTTAAGGAGGTTTACAAAATGAAAAGAAAAAAGATTACTGACGTTGAAAAAGAACTTGAGTTATTAGAAGTTAGATTAGATGTTTATTCATCATTAAAAAATGCTTTATTTGAATTAGGATTACAAGACTATTACGTCACTGATGATATAGAAGATTTAAATGACAGAATAGAAAAATCGAAATTATCTTGTCAACAAATTTGTTTAAATTTAAGGGAACAAATACCTAACATTGAAAGTAATGTGAAGTTTAGAAAACTTATTAAAAAACATAACTTTGAATATTATTCATCCCATTTTAAAGGAGGATTTTAAAATTGAATAAAAATGATAGATTAAAATTAATGAAGGTTTTTGATAATATTTGTAAAAACAATCAGTATGTTCAACACTATAAAGGTTGTAGAATAATATCATATAATGACCCCGAACATGAAAATGTAATATTTCAATTTCATCATAATTGTAATGATTTTTGTTATGCACATACTTTTATTTTAAATGATTTTTATAATAATATTGATTTAGATTCTTTCATTGAATATTATAATTTAAGCTTAGAAATTTTTAGAGAAAAACTTCAAAATTATATTGACAATAATCTTATAGTATGATAACATATAATTAAAGAAAGAGATAAATTGGAGGTAATTAAAATGACAAATTGTGAAGTTGGATTTGAACAAATTAAATTCTCATGTGAGAAAGGTAACAAACATGGAATGGATAAAAAAGGTTGGTTAGAATTATATGGAAAATGTAAGGTTTTAGAGTTTCAATGTTTCCAAGCTAGTGACCCAATAGTGTACAAAGTTCAATCATTAATAGAAGATATTGAAAAAGAAATATTATAAAAAAGGAGGGAAAATTTTCCCTCCTTTTTATATGTTTCACGTGAAACATTTATTTAATTGTTTCACGTGAAACATTTATATTTTCTCAGTGAAACAATATAATCCTAAATCATTTTTTATTTTACTTTCAGCTTTTTCAGCTTCTTCTTTAGTTCTAAATCTTTGAACAACTACACGGTAAAAATCAGGTTCATTTTCTAAAGGGATAGAAGGGTCAACCGCATGACATAAAGCCCTTGTTAATGTTTCATATGGACAAGGTGACCATATATTAATATCTTTTTGACTATCACAAAAACAAGTTTCAAAGATAATATTTGGTGCGTCTAAGTCTTTCATTTCCCACTGATTACCTACCTTAACACCTCTATTAAAGAAGCCTAATTTTGAATATTCTTCACATATTCTTTCAGCGACATTCCAAACTCTTGAACCATTGGCAACTAAGCACTCAACCCCAAAAGCTTTACCGTTATAAGAGTTCATATGAAGTGATATAAATATATCAACACCAGCACTATTAGCTTTATTTATTCCCTCATAAACTTCTGCCCTTTCTGTACTTGCATTTGAATTACAATCAATTACTGTATGACCATATTTCTCAAAACATTCTTTAACATATTGATAATAAACTTTCATAGTAGTATGTTCATTTCTTAAACCTATTGCTCCCAAACAGTTTGGAGAATGACCAGCCCTTAAACCTATTCTTAATTTTCTACTTTTTAAAATATCATCTAAATACATTTTTAAAAACCTCCTAAATTATTATATTTGTCGATTTGTCTGATTTGGCACATTTCACAATTTTGCCCCGTTTTTGGAAGCCCTTCGGGCGTATCCTCACCCTGTGAGGATATTCGCCCGTGGGCTAGATTAATTACATAAATAACATAAATAAGTTTTCGCATTCTTCAAGATACATTTCAAAAATATTTATTAATACACTTCTCCATTTTTCTAATAATTCTGCTGAACTTGTTACACCTATGTTACCCTGAGAAATTAACTCAGTTTTTTCCAATTCTTTTCCCTTTTCATCTTCTTTTAATTTACCATTTGTTACAGAATTACTTGTATTGGTAGATGTATTTTTTGATGTGTTAGTAGAGTTTGAATTTGCTGTTATATTTTCAATATTTTCATTTGTAATATAACCTTCACCTACTCTTGCTAAGGCTCCATCAATAGAACTTTCTTTACCATTGGATGAAGAGGAACTATTTTCCTTATTCAGTATTTCATTTAATGTATCATCATTTGATTTTAAATTATTTTCATTTTCATTAAGTTGATTTTTATTATTTTCAGTTTGTAACTCTCTGATAAAAGTTTCTTTTAAATCCTTATTTAATAAGAAATCAATTTTTTTAGAAGCAAGTTCTGTTTCATATAATTGCTTATAATATGGGGCTATTCTATTAAGTGTAGCCATTAATCTTTGTTGGAATCTTCTTACAGTTTCAAAACCTATTTCATGAAAATAAAAATGTTCAATAAATCTCTGTTCAAAAACTCCTTTTAAATCTTCATCTATAAAGTCATATGGAAAAGCAAAAATATTAAAATTCGGGTCTTCTGCTAAATATCTGAGTTCTAACGTGAATTTACTCATGTATTTCTTCACCTTCTCCTTTTTCAAATTCATTTTTTTCTTGTGGAGGGTCTAATAAATCCCTAACTTTTATTACTGAAATATCTAAACCAAACATTTCATTAATTTTTTTACAAGCTTCTTTTCTCATTTTATAAGCGACATCAAGGTTATTTAAAATATAACCATTATTAATGTTAACTTCATCCACTAACAATCTTTCTCTTTTATCCTGATTAGAGTTGTTATTTATTCCTAAAACATCTAATAAATCACTTTCAATTTCATGTTTTGCTTCATTTAATTTATCGATTAAAAACTCTGCTTTAGTATTTAAAACTTCTATTATAAAATCGTCTTTTCTTTTATTTCCTAAGCCCTTATCTTGTAGAATATATTCGTCACGTTCAATCATTTCCATAAATTTCTGAGCTGAAAGTTGCATATCTTTAGTTGTGTTTATAATGTAAGGTCGTCTTTGTTGTTTAGTATTTAATTTAATTGTTTTATCTATTTCAGAAATTAATTCTGTAAAATGGTAAACATGATTAATAATAGGGTATCTTAAATCATTTTCAAATATTGGTACCCCCTCATCAACGTTTTTAGTTTCATTAATTCCGTTGAATCCGTAAGTAGTATAATCCACCCAATCTCCGTAAACATCAGGTGTATTTATTCCATAAGCTGGTAAACATCTAAACACCCCCGATTTATCTTTAAAAAACATTGCGACACCAGTTAAATATAAAGCCTGTTCAATATGTCTACTTTCAACACCTTCGGGTAAATTCTCCCATCTGAACCTATTCATTGCTAAAGTTTGATATTGGTTTAATAATCTAAACCAGTTAAAGTTATCTATGCAACAAGTCATATTTCCACGACCCGTTGCAACTAATAAATTATGAAATCCTGATGTTGTACTACTCATTTACTTTCACCCTTTTTATAATATTTGCTAAATCTTTTCTAACTTCTCCAAGTTCATTTTTGATAATGTCTTGATACTTGTCCTCTCTTTTATAACTCTCTTGTAACAATTCCTTATATTGTTGTTCTTGTCTTAATTCTCTTTCTTTGTTTTCATCTAATATTCGTGTTACCCATTGATAACCAGCATATGCAACACCTATTAATATAGCTGGTATAATACCGAAATTTGTTATCATTTCTCCTAAGTCCATTTTTTTATTCTCCTTTATTAAATTTTAATCTCTATATTGTCTTTCAGCGTTATCCTTTGAATAATCCCCCACGCTATATACCGCCATATCATCAACGTGCCATAACCTGATACCACGTTCAAAAATTCCTTTTAATTCTTCTAAATGAGATTGAGGAATATTTTTAGTTTTCATATTACATTGAAGCATTTTTACGTAATTGTAATTTAATCTACTTCTTAAATCAGGTTTCATCATTTTATTTTGTTTGTAACCATATAAAGCAAAATAATCGCCTAATCTTTGAGCGTATTCCTCAGTTATTCCGAATCGATATAATTTGACTTTTCTGTCATTATTTCTCAAACCATACATTATATTAGAACCTTGAGAAACTAAAGTGTTAGGAGCTGTTTTCATGTCACTACTTTTTGCTAAATTAGATTGAATAATATTTTGTTTATTGTCGGACCACGTTTCTATGTTTTTCCTTGTATTCATATCTCTTTCAAAGTAATTATAAACACCTGACATTCCAGCCTTAATCCCTCCAATAGGATTAAGTGAAAGGATAGAACCAAGTACACCTAAACCACTATCAAAAGTACCAGCATATTTTCCTATTTGTTCGGCTTCCTGATTGTATTTATAATCCCTATTGTTATTAATTAAACTAGCTTTAACCGCTTGTTGAGTTTGGTTTTTACTTGTTGCTATCCAATTAGCGTATTGACTTTCAGTTGAAGGTAATTCGTTACCATCTGTTGACACTAAAGCTTCTATAAAACCGTGTGTATCACCTTTATAATTTTGTACAAAAAATGAATAACTTCCACGTTCTGATAAGCTAAGTTTAACGCCTAAATCACATTCATACGGACATAATTCAGGCTTTAAAACCAATGGTGGATTTAATCCATCTGAAATATGAATGAAAGAATAAGGAAATTGAAGTAATTTACTTTCATTTTTCCAGTGTCTTTCCATTATAAACTTACGCTCGGGGTACGTTTTAAATTTAGCAATAAATTTACTAGGATTTATTAAATTTTTAATTCTGAAAACCATTGGTTTTGTATTTAATTCAGGTCTTATTTTATCTAATTCCCCAAACCTTTCAGTATCATATGGAATACTTGCTAAATCTAAATCAATCCCTTTTAAAAAAGGCGTGTAAACAACTGAAACTAAACCAGTAGCGTTACCAATAACTTGAGAATATTGGTCGTCAAAATCAAGTTGATTATCTAAATAATAAAGATAAAAAGCATACGGTAAACCGTTAATTTTATTTTTCCATGTGTCCAGTGCTTCCTCTGTTACTGTCATTTTCTATACCTCCTCATGTAATTTTGCTTCGGGATAAGGATTGACTGTCTTTGTGTTATATTGTATAACTTCCCCAACTCTATCATTTCTAATTTCAAAATGACAATGAGGTCCAGTACTTTTCCCAGTGTCCCCACTTTTTGCTATTACCTGCCCTTGCTTTACGTGGTCACCAATATTTACAAGTAACTCACTATTATGGGCGTAAATTACTATACTATCACCATGTTGAATTTTTAAGAAATAACCATAACTTGTTGTTAATTCTTTTTTGTCAATAACTACCCCGTCCTTACTAGCCCATACTGGTGTACCTATAGGACAAGCAATATCTAAAGCATTATGTGGATTGCCTGAGGGATAAGCGGGATAAACTGAACTGATAGTACCTTTAACTGGTAATAACCAATTATCACCAGCTTTATTATTAACATATTTTCCGTTAGGAATAGGCTTATTACCTCCACTTTCGCAGGTTGGTAACCATCCATTTCCATTATTTTCTTTGATAGGTGGACCATATGAACCATTAGGATTTATGGTCACAATACTTCTAAATTCATACACATTTTTAAAGTAAATATCACATTCCGCTTTTCGTCTTGCAACTATACCACCCTGAACTACTCCGTTATCATCCCTTATTATATAATTTTCCCATATAGGGCGGATATAACTTTCATTGAAAGGGTCTTTTTTTAAAGCATTTGGAAGTGATGTATATGTCGGTGTACCTACTACAGCACCAACCCCCGCATTAAAAGCTAAATCACATAAAGCGTCAAACTGATTTTGTTGAGTTATTCCAATTTGTTTACAAAAATTTACGATAGGTTTTCCGTATTTTTCTTGCTTTAATTTGTATGATAATTTACTTGCGTATTCTTCATCAACTGGTTGTTTAGAAACTAAATCATTAAATTCATTTGGTTCCGATTTTGTTACTCCATAACCTATAGTTGGTACGCCCCCACTATCTTTATAAAGATATTTCCCAAAACCTTCATAGCCTTTCATAAATCTAAAACCTTTAGAACTCATTACACCATTTTTCCAATCACCACAATTACCATCAACTGAGCCACCGCCCCCGCCTTCGCTTCCACTATCTCCAGCGGTTGCTAATTTACCTAATGGGGTAGTTGTAGCAAAAATAACACCACTTCCCATTTCAGCTATATCTTCATAACTTTTAAGAACATTTTCACCGAATCCAACACCTTCGTTTTCGTATTCCCTAGTAGGTAATCCGTCTTTGGTCCAACGGTCAACGTGACATCTATCGATAAAACATTCCAGCCATTCAAAATCAAACATATATGTTTGTAAAACATCTAATTTAATATATAAGTAAGTAGTTTTTTCTGTTCTGAATTGTCTATCCATAATATAATAAAAATAATATTTATGGTCTAAGCCTTCATAGTAACAATAATTAACTTTTTCTAATTCTTGTAAAGGCTTATCTATTGGAATATAATATAAATTAGCGTCTGCTTTTAAAGGGGCTTCAAAGGTATAAACAGTTCTATCTCTAAAATATTTCTCTTGATTTATAGGATTTTTAAAATCAACGTTATCCTCTGAGCCATAGAAAAAATCTGTAATATTACATAATCTTATTCTCATTTATTTACTCCTTTCTAAGAATAAAAGAACGGTTACCCGTTCTTTTAATTATTCTGTTGTTGTAAAAACAACCGCTGGGGCATATAAACAACCAGCAAAAATTCCTTCTCTATTTGCAAAATGGTTTGTGTATTGTCCATCAGGATTAAAGAAACTTCCGCCACCATTCCAAGTGTCCCATATTTGTAAAAATTCCTTATCCATTAAAACACCAAGTATTTTTTTACCTGAGTATTTAGTTTTTGAAACTGGTATTTCATCCACATGAATTATTGAATAAGCTATTTCAGATTTATCAAGATTGAAAACATAAGCTAAGGTATTTACGTCAATTTTTGCTTCTACGTCAGGGGTAGTGATAAACACTAAATCTTCCCTATTTACCCAGTTTTCTACTTTAGCCATATTATACTTATCAGATGGAAATTCCATTAATCCAGCGGTTGCCCTAATTTGTTCTAATAACTCTTTTTGGTCCGTGTTGTAATTAGGTATTTCTATCTCTTTAACATCTTGTTTCTTAGCTGTTATATCTTCCTCGGATATTACATTAGTAACAGTATCTAACTTCTTACCTGATATTAACGCCCCTATTAAATTTTTTGTCATTTTAAATTCCATTTTTTCAAGTCCATTCTGTAAACTTGTTGTAATAGAATTTATTAATCTTTGTAATCCACCCTCAGTGTAGAAAGCTTTTTTCATATCTTTAACCATAATAGTTATTTTAGATTTCTTATCATAGTTAGTTGTAATATAAAGCACTTCAACTTTAGGTTTAATCTTTCTGATTAAATCAGCTTCGGGTGTGTTTCCATCACCCCAGTGTTCAGTAAAATTCTTTACTTGAGCGTCAAAAACAAATTGCATTTCTAACCCATCACCATTTTCAAGGTAACCTCTTTTTAATTTTTTAAGAGGATTTGTAAAGTTCTTTGAGTAAACTCTAGGTAAAACATATTTATTAGTTAAAGTTTCAACAAAAGAGTTTAAAGTTGTTGGCATTTCTGTTACAATATCAGCTAATCTTTTTAAACCTTCCATGTCTAATTTAGCTGGTACAGATATACCTCTTTTTTCTAAATCCTCACGCATTGGTTCAAGGACTTCGCTATTTTTTACTACTTCAGCCATTTTATTTCCTCCTATAATCTTTTTAATATATCATCATAAGTCACTACCTTTTCAGGTGCTTCTTTTGATTGCGTTTCTTGAGTGTTAAAATTTCCTCTTTCATATAGAACCTTATAAGCATTTTCTAATTCTATTTTTTCTTTTTTTAATTTAGCAATTTCAGAATCTCTCTCTATTAAATCCCTTGTTAAAGTTTCAATATTAGTATTGTTATCACCTTTATTTTCAGGATTATTTGTATTATTTTCTTGACCCTTGTTATCTTCCATATTTAACACCTCCTTATATATAACCACTAGGGGGGTAGTAGCAAACTACCCGAGCAATGTGTGGCGGTTTCACCCGTGCTACCCACTTTTAATCATTCCCTAGTGAAGTTACCAAAATTAAAAGCATGAGAAAAAGATTACCTCTTTAACTCATGCTTTTATTATAACATATTGTTAACAAATTGTAAACACTTTATTAACAAATTATTCACTATTTGTTCACAATTAGTTCATCTATTAAATTTTGGATTAATGTTTTCATGCACTCAGGTGCGTTTTGGTCAATTAATAAATTTAGCTTTTTATCTAAATATTGCCTTATTATTTCATCCTCAGATTGACAACACTCATGTATTACCATTAAGAGTACCTCATTTAACCATTCTAATTCACTAATTCTTTCTTCACCTACTGAAATAGAATCTCTCATAAATTCTAATGAGTGTAAATTCATATCTCTTTCAAACTTTAATTTTTCTATTGAGTTAACTAACTCTTTCTTTTCTACTGATGATTTATTAAGTTCTTCTTTAGTTAAATTATACTTATCAAACCAGTAATCACTAGCCTTTTTCTTCACCTCATACATTTCTGATAAAGCATCCAATCGGCTTTTAAGTTCTTCGTTTTTATGTTTTAAACTTTCAACTTGCTTTTCCATAAAACTAATTACACTGTCTTTTTCTCTAATTTCTTCTCTCATTTTACCGTTAAATTCATTTAAGAAATTAGCTTGTCTTTTCCACTTATCTTTTCTTACTTCTAATTGACAAATTTCTTCCCTTAAATCAATGTTTTCCTTTATTGTTTCATTTAACATTTCCCTTGTTTTTCCTAATCCTCTACCACCTATATTAAACTTCATTTTCCTTTTCCTCTCTTTCAATTAATCTTAATAAAAACTGATTAGCCTTCTTTAAATCCTCAATTCCGTTTTTATCTCTCCATCTTGTTACATATTTAATAATACTACCTTCTAAAAAATCCATTCCCCAACTATCGGTATAGTCCCATGTTTCAATACCTCTTTTATAATGTTTAGGTGTAATTGGTGTATCAGGTAATTCGCCCTCAGGTCCTTTAGGGTCATAATGACCTTCTACATATTTATTTGAATAATAATCCTCATTCATAGCATTGCAACAAGTATCAGCGTAAATTCTACTATTAAAAACATGAATAACATTATCCTTATCGTCATATATTGCATAATCACAGCAAAAACTTTCTACTCTATACTTCATTTTAAAACCTCCTAACAATTATCACTAATACACTTATTTAAAACCTTTTTGTAAGCGTCAAAATAAAACTCTTTCTTATCACCATTATAAGTAACTTCAAAATATAAACCGTCACTAACATTTGTACTTAATAAAGCTTTATTATTTTGTAGTGTTTTACAAGACCAAACCACATAAATATCATCATAATCTAAAGATAAATTTAAGAAATCATAATAATAACCTCTCACTAAATCTATTGACTTTAAAATAAATTCATTATTTCCCATAAATAAAACCTCCTAATATAATATATCACTTAATAATACAACTAAAATAAATGCTAATATTACAAATATTATTGAAGTTGTAAATGTATTATTATAAATAAACATAAAGCTTATTGTTAATAACATAGTCACTAATACAGATAATATAATTTTTATAATTTTACTCATTACTTTCTTACCTTCCTATCATATAAAAATACCAATACAAATAAATTAAATAATACCCATAATATTATATATTTTATCATTTTACAACAACCTCAATTCTTCTTTTTCCGCAATGAACACATTCTGTTAATTTATACATTTTCCCACCACGAATTACAAAAGCAAACCTAACTAATTCATGATTACAAAATATTCTTTTAAACATATTAACACCTCATTTCTTATATCTAAATTATACCATTAAATGAATATTAGTACAAGCTATAAATGTTAACAAAATGTAAATATTAAGACCAATTTCCATAGAAATAATTACGTCATTTCCACCACCCCATTGGGGGAAAAAATAAAAAATGAGTACACCCCCTATTAC